TATTATCTCACGGATCCGGGTGCCTGTCAACCCCAAAAACTACCGGCTGTCGGCTCGGTTAGGCTGCGACAGCGAAGGTGTAGATGGTACGACCGTCATACAACTTGACACTTTCGTGTGTCAACTCTTCATCGTCTTTGTCAAGATCGATCACCAGAGCGCTCTTGGCGCGCTTGGTAGCAGCGAATACGGTGACACCCTTCATCTTAGCAAGCTCAGCCCACAGCCGCCGTCCACCACCGCTCTGAGCCGTCCCAGCCTGTAGAATGATGCCTAGTTTGCGTAACAGGAACGCATACAACAAAGGCGCAATACCATGCCCCTGGTAGCGGTAAGATACCCGCATCAAATCAACATGATACGCGCCTTTGCAATACTCGGTTGAGAGCATCAGGTCAGCGATGACATTGTGCTTGCCGTTCGCCAGTTCTTCGTTACGATAGACACGGACACAAAGGAAATCATCACCGACCTCACCCTCTAGATAGACCAGCATGCCTCGCAGTTTGCCGACGAAAGTACCATCGGGATAGTCATTGCCGAGGCTGACACGCTTGGGCATATCAATGCGATTCATTCTCATTCCTCTCTCAAGTCACCTGTATATGGTATCAGGACCACAGAGAATAGCAAGTACCGGCTGTCGGCTCGGCTAAGTCATTGATTTTGGTAGGGAGGGTCAGATTCGAACTGACTCAGCCTGAGGCGGCAGATTTACAGTCTGCTCCGGCTCTCCAACTCCGGCGCCTCCCTAAAAATGGTACGCCCGAGAGGATTCGAACCTCTGACCGATTGCTTAGAAGGCAATTGCTCTATCCAACTGAGCTACGGGCGCATGCTGGTAGGCCTGGGGGGGATTGAACCACCGACCTCCCGCTTATAAGACGGATGCTCTCACCACTGAGCTACAGGCCCAACTTGGTCCGAGTTGCAGGATTCGAACCTACGACCCCCTGCTCCCAAAGCAGGTGCTCTACCAGGCTGAGCTAAACTCGGTTGATTGGTGGGCGTACAGGGATTTGAACCCCGGACCAGGAGGTTAAAAGCCTCTTGCTCTACCGCTGAGCTACACGCCCGTAATTTGGGGCGCCCTATCCCCACCGGTCAGCCAGAGAGGATTATTTTCCCGCTACGCCGACGCCCAGCATAGCAGTATCCGATTAACGACCGTGGTTGATTCCACGTTAGACAACATCCACAATCGGATATGGACATTGCCCTATTGCCCTTTTAGCAGGACAAATTCTTTGGCGACCCGTACCGGACTCGAACCGGTGGCCTCCGCCGTGACAGGGCGGCGTTCTAACCAACTGAACTAACGGGCCGAAAAGTGACGAGGCTTGTCACATAGCAATATGTAGCAATCTTCGAAAACAAGCCTCATCGAAACACTAGAGGATTATAGTCATTCTCTCTTCGGGTGTCAACTGCCTTGGAACAGGATTAGTGTCAACTATCTCTAACCCAATGTTGTCAACTTCACGATACGCATATTGAAGCTCAACCGCCTCAGAATAGCAATTCGTAGAGGCGACCACTTCGCCCGTCAGAACACACACCAAATCGTACATACTAAGACTCCTTTGAGAAGTTTTCAGCCCATGCAGTGAACACATCAATCGACTCGGCTTTGCTCAGCCCAAAAACCTCACGGAGCTCCCTGGGTGCGCCGAACATGTTGATCAAACCAGACTCACGAAGGTCGTTCAGAAACTCAAAGTAAACGTCATGATTCATATCACCAAACCTTTTCAGAAGTGCAATCGCGGTAACCCGCAGTGTACTCAGCAATCTCTGCAGGAGTCATATTCGCAAGCTCTACACGCTCGCTAGAGTAAGTCGCCCCCACATAGTAGTGGGGGTCGTACTCACGACCGTAGTGCTTGTCAGCACCACCACGATCATAGGGACCGCCATGTCGCATGTCATACATTATTCACGCTCCTCCCAGATGCGATGTCGGCCCCGGAGATAACTCCGCTCCTCCCAGATTGAATGGAACTTGCGCATATCGTCAATGATATGCTGCAGGCCTTCACTGAACTGCTCATCGATAGTCGACGCACGACCTTTATGCATGTCGATCCAATGAATATAATCGTCAATCACTTCAGTCAGCGAGCCCATCGAATCCATAATACGATTACGATCAAATTTTTCGTTCATTACGCTGCACTCCGGTTTGCAAGTTCACGCGCCCACTTTTTCGACAGGCCAACGTTGTAAGACGACTCTTTGTGTCCCATTTTAGGAGACATGTTTAGAGACTTTTTCACTTTCTGAGGCGGTAAATACTGAATCTTACCGCCTCGCGCTAAGAACTGCTCTACTGTTTCAACGGTCATAGTGCAATCTCCTCATTGGTTTACGCAGCTATTATACCACAACCAGAGAAGAATACAAGAGGTTTTTTAGAATATTTTTTCATAAGAAGGGTCACAAACGCTTTGAAAAGAATAAGTAATAAAATCAATCACTTACGGTTTGGGGAACAGAATGTTCTCCATGAAGTGTCTAGCGCGCTCTGGACCTATCTGCTGCTTGAGCGCGGCAAAGGTACGGGGGTTCGAAGCCTGCTTCTCACAGTACTCAGTCTGCTTCTCGCGAATCAGTTCAATCACCTTGGGGTCATTAGATACTGTTGATTTATTCAGTGTCTCAAAATAGTGACAAAATGCACCGTAAGCAAAGTCGAACAGTTGATCATGCTCATTTTCATTGGGGCGGATCGCCAGGAAGTCGTCTGAGAAGACGGTAGCCCACTCGGGCAGTATGCGCGGGCTACTCCATCGGGTATAGTGCCAGCGCTTGTCATAGAGCGTTGGAGACCAGTCCACGAACGCGCCACTGATCTTGCCCGTCTTCTCGCTGCCCACCACATCGAAGCCGAAGATAGACGAAGGGTTATTTACATGCGGAATGCAAGTAACATGGGCGACGATCAACCCATCTTTGAAGTAGCGCTCAACATGCGCCAGACGAAACAGAGGAGACTCGTAGCGATAGTTCTCCCAACCATAATCTTCAGTCTCTAATTCTTTAACATCATTCTGCTCTAGAATTAAATCCTGCATCATTTGAGTTAATTCAATTAACTCGTCTTTAAGATTCATTATTTCGCAACTCTTCTAATTGTTCCATAATACGAATGTGATATTCAAATCCGCGATTAACTTCTTCTATATCTAGTTCAAGTTCGCGTATTGCTTTAATACATTCAGTTCGATTATCAAACTGATACATTAAACCTTCGGTTGGAATATTCTTTGCAACAATACTACCGCCAAACATAAGCCCAAGATAGTTCAAATATAAATGAGAGTTTTTCTTTACATCATCATATTCAGTAAAACCTTTAAGGTAGTGCCCGTATTTAATTGCTGCACTAGGAGTTTCGGGTTTCTCTTCAATATTTAAATAAGCATAGTCTTGTATAATATTTTCATAACGATAAAGAGAAGAGTGTGGTATTACATATTCGTCCCAGTTCTCTAGTGCATCGAAGATTGCTTCTTGGGCTAACAGATAGCGCCCATAATCATCTTTTGTAAAGTCGCCCGAAAGCAGTCTTTGTGCAAAGGCAGTCTGCTCAACTTTATCGTGTAGTTCTCGGGTCTCTTCTCTTACGTTCATTTAGTTCTCGTTATAACAGTAGATGTTGCTTACCCATGCACCTTTGGGTTCTGCACGATACTTAACAGTATCAAAGTGGCTCTGCATAATATCGATCACTTCTTTAAAGATCACTTCAGAGCCAATATCATTTAGATGGGCATGATGAAACTCCATGATAAACTCACGAACACCCGACAGAATACCAGGTTTGAGATTGCGCAGAATCTCAAGCTCGCCGCCTTCGATGTCCATCTTGATTACAGTTGGTTTCATTTCTTCAAGTACAGTGTTAAAGTTCCTGCAGGTTACAATACAAGTGTCGCGACCACGTTTTGTCACCAGCGAATGTGCAGCTTTGTTCTTCTTAACATTCACTGAGAATCGGCGAGTTTTATCGCCATTGCCAACAACAGCGTCATTGAATAGTTTACACCTATTCGCAAAACCATTCAAGCCCACATTACGTTTTGCAAGTTCAAAATTGTCTTCGTCAGGCTCATAACCCCAGACTTCTTTCGCACCTCGCATCGATGCCCAACATGCGAAGATTCCTATATTCAAACCAAAGTCTGCGACTACATCGCCTTCTTGAATGTTGAGTTTGTTATATTCACCACCCAGAACTTCTTCTACAATAAAAGAATCAGAGGTGCCTTCGCGCACATATGCTTTAACATTCTTATGTTCATATACCGAAATTTTTTCGCGATCATCAATTGCAAATAACATTCTCACCTCTATTATTATATTTCTTAATTGTCTCTAGCAATGGCTTTGTCCAGTTATCACGATGCTCAATAAACACCTGAGGCATTTCATCGTCTACTGCAATGATCGTGACAAGTTGGACGATAGGCATGCCCGTTCGTTCTTCCCACATAATAGCGTATGCAGACTCTTGCATAAAGTAGTTCGTTATATATTCTTTCTTCTTAGGCTTGCGTGAAGTCTTGAAGTCTATTATTGAGAGTACACCGTCAAATTCAGCGACACAATCAACACGACCAGCAACCCCCAAATGCTTGGAGTATAGAGGCGATTCTTGCGCAAATACTCTTCGAATACGAGTATCAAGGATAGGCTTAACGTCGAAAAAAGAAGCAATAATGTTAGGTGAAAATCCATCTTTAAAATTCTCTATGTTGTCAATATATTTTTCAATGATTTCGTGAACTGCAGTACCACGAGTCGAAGCACGATACGAAATCTTCGCGGCTTCTTCTTCACCGACTCTTTCTTTCCATTTGCGAATACCCTCTTCGCTTAGAATCGAAAGCACAGTGGTGATCGAAGGGTACTTTACACCATCAGGTGTTTCGTAGAGTCTGCCAGTATCGCTAGTCACAGCATCTAGATCATCGTACCCTAAGTCTACTTTCACATGTTCAAACATTAACTTTCTTCAGCAGTTTCATATTGTAGTTGTTTATGCGCTTCGGTAATTCAAATCCGTCTACGAACTGTAGTTTGTTGATTTGATAACGATCATAGTTCACATCGTGGTGCCAGCGCCCATAACGCTTCACAACACGCACCACATCGGGATGCAGATTGTACAGCACCATGGTCTTCTCTTGCGTGGTGTCTTCGTAGTCTAACTTATCTGCTTGATAGACTTCTTCAGTATTACCACCGGTGACAGTCTGAGTTGCGCACTTGCCTTGCAGAAACGCATTAAACAGAATCGTGCAGTCACCACCTTTCAGAACACGCAGAGACAGGTCAATATCTTCATTATACTTGGAGCGCCAACGAATGTCTAGTGAATTATCAATCAGAATCGTACTCATGATATGAGTATTCTTAATAAACGCAGGATACTTCTGATCAGACGCACAGAAGAAACGATAGCGAGGACCTGCAAGTCTTACATTCTTATAGCGATCTACAAAGTCTTCCATCACGCGAAAGAACACGGGTGACTTGACACGATACCGTGCATTATTATGCAGACGATAGAAGTCTTGAATGTTGTCGTCAAGAATCCAGTGACGCTTCGCACCTCGCGCGATAGAGTCTTCCCAGCATGCATTACGAGCAGGTCCAGAACCCATGCCATGATTACTGAACGGCAGTTCTAGCAGTTTTGCAGTAGTAATACCAAACTTGTAGAATGCACGATTGTATGCATCAACGTCTTGAGGTTCGACAGCGATAGTATGCTCACAGCCCATATCGTTCAGAGAACGCGAGGTGTACATCGTCTCCGCGCGATTCTTTGAAATTACATAGATTGGATATTTACTCTGCTTCATCTTCTACCCAAGTAAACAGAGAGTTTTTCTCACGATCAAATGGCGGATACCAAATCGTCTTGGTTTTATCAGTAATAGGCTGCTGCATCAAAGCACGAAAAGCTTCGAAGTCTTCTTTGGTCTGAAAGCAGACATTAATTTTCTTGTATGGCTTTTTGTCTTCTTGCACAAACTCAGGCATGCCCTTCCAGTGGTCACGCCAGTTATCTGTCATTACTTCATCTTCGCCAAGAAAGGCAGAAAGATCACTAGTCGTATCTTTCACGCCATCTTGTAAAACTTCAACACAATCATCGAAGTCTGGCTTTTTGATCATTTCGCTTTTCTCTCTTGTGCTGCTTGCGCTCTGCGCTGCTTACGATTCAAAGGTTCTGTATTTAAAGGATGATCCATACCACGACCATCACTAATATCACTTACGTCTTTACGTTTTTGAGTTGCAGATATCTTATCATCATACACTTTTACTTCAACATTGTCAAGCCTTGGAATCTTGAGATTATCGTGGTTGTGATGCAGCACAAACTTTGTATTTTTAAACTCTCGAAAGATATCACGCCAGATCGGGCGCCAGTTATTCAACAAGCGATAGTTGTTCACATCACCCCTATCACTCGACAAGACAAGATCAGTGACGCTACGCATATTGAAATCAAGAATAGAATCAAAGCCGTAAAGATGGACTTCATCAGCTTTGTGACGATTCGCTGCGTAGTGAACTGCCATATGCCCACAATTAAAGTTCGTCGCATTTCCTGCATACTTAGGTACATGCGTATAGAACTCTTTGATGTTCGGTGCGTACTTTAGATAGAACGCGCTGCGCTCATACATCCAGACACGAGGGCGCGTACCGAGCACCCACATGTATCTGTCAAGATTCACAGAACCTTCTGTTAATGCCATCATCATTTTAAAGTCTACCATACAAGTAGCATAGACTTCGTTAGAAGGCACTTCGAAAGGCGGCATGTTGCAAAGAATCTTCATGCCCTTGCGAGGCTCGCGTTGATAATAATGCGCCTTATCACCATTACCAAGTATATGAATCACTTTAGCCATTGTACATCATTTTCCTTATTTGATCTTTGCCCTTTTGACCAGTCCAGTGCATTGCAAGTTTCTTAGTTGAATCTTCGCCGTCTATGATTTGGATGCGAAGCCAATTATATATGTTCGGTAAATCAGTGATATGAGTCATGCGTAAAAGCGGTGTCAAGTTTACAATTTCATGCAGAACTTCTTGATCACCAACCTTGGGTCTACCTCTGCACTCATTTGCCCATTTGTGTAGTATAGCAGGTTTGCCGCGAATTGCTATCACACCAGAGTTGTGCCATTTCTCACCGCGACGCTTGCTCCAGGGCTTGTCTTCGACCATCGCTAGTTTGTTGTCTTCGACATATTTAAAAATACCAGACACATCACCAAGCACTTCAATGTCAGTATCAAGCCAACAGGTTTCTACGCAAGGCGAAGCAAGCAGAGCAGACGGCTTATAGAACCATCCACCCGTGCTTTGCTTGGGCACTGTGATAATATCAGCAAACTCAGATACTTGATAGACCCATGCGCGCATTTCGTCAGACACACCAAAGTCTGCGAACACAATAGGTGTGTCATTGTGCTTGAGATAATTCTCAAGAAACCATTTAAGTTGCCACTCTGTATTTGAATCACAGCCGGTCAGAAAGCAGCGCTTATTAGACTTTAAGAATTTCATAGCCACCTTTATAGCCATGCTTTGCAACACAGCCCTCAAGTTTTTGAATTGTAGTGAACGATTCTTTTACGACCACAGGCCAAGGATAGTATTCTTCAAGCCATGGGAAGTAATCACGATTTAAGTAGATATCAGTCGGTCTTGCGTCTTGCTTTGCACGGTTGATAAGTGTACGCGCACCAATTGATTTTAATCGGTATGCATGCGCACCTGGGAAGTATGCTTTGCTCGTGAGCGGAATAACACCGATGCTTGTCGGCACGACAAACTTGCCATAGCTAGGCGCACCCAAAGAAATGCACCCTTGATAAGGTATAAATTTGGGAATGTTATTAATGCAGACAGCATCATGCTCAAAGATTTGATATTCTTCTTTATCACGGTAGCACATTTCCCACAGCGTATGATGCGAGAGAAACGCAGAGACGCAATTTTCGATGCGCGAATATCCTTCTTTGAAAAGATGCAGAGGAATGCCTTTCTCTTTTGCGATTTTCAGAGGATCGTCTTTAGGTGTAATCGCATCAAACATCTGCACATCATATTCAGGCATAGAATCGATGCACCGCTGAGCAATTTCAACAGACTTTGGCTCTGACTTAATTGTAATCACAAAAGATTTCATACTATTCTCTTTATAATCTCTTTTTCTTTTTTGATAACACCGCGCGATGTGGACGCACCACCATCATAATGAATCCATCGATGATGTTTTGTGTTTTCGACTAGAATCTGCCACCACCCAAATTCAGCATTTAATAATTTACAATTATTATGTAGCCTATCTACAGCTTCGAAATTCCAATCATCATATCGGTGAACAATAATACCGTTATCAAGAAACATTCCGTTGACTTTTCTTCTATGAATTTTTTGTGTCTTATCGTCTCTGTGATTCATATAAGGAAAGAAATCACTAGCAAATTCGCGAACATCAAAAATTCTATTTTCATAGTCTTTCCGCACAGAAATATTCATTGTGCATGGGGTATTATACACTTCTTTTGCATAGATTGTAAAATCTATAAAAGGTGAAACAGTGGTGTCCCATCTGCTTCTGACAATCACATCGTATTTTTCACCATACTTTTTTAAAAGCATGTTATGAACTAGCATCTGTTTTGTTTGATGTGGATGCCTTTTTGGATTTGGATTTGCAAACTTTTTGCGATACTGATAATGATCAACAGCATCGGGATTATCAAGGTAAGGTCTATAATGTATCTCAAAATCTTCTATAATTTCAATCGGTCCGTCTAGTGTGTCTAAAAATTCTTTATGCTTTTTCTCGTCATAATCCCAAACACCATAAATCATTTCTGCATTGTCAAAAGCATGCTTTAGAAATTCAATATTCCGAGAAAGAATCGCATAAGATTCTCTTATTTGACCAGATACAAAAATACCAATTTTCATAGTGTAGTAGTAGAGGGAACGCCTTGAACTTTAGTTGCATAGTTGCGAAGAACACCAAGCTGGCGAGGCATCAGTTGACGACACATGATTGCATCATTTGGCCAAGCACCGTATTCATTCACAAGCCGCAACAGTTTCACTGCACCTTCGGGCTTGATAAAGTACGCAGAGTTGCCAGGCAGACCCTGAGGAATTTGATCGATATCGATCTTAGGTACGCCTACAATAGCATTTTTAGAGTTTTGAACAGCAGTGTGATATTGCGCGGCGCGGCGTGTAGCACCACGCGGATCGTTTAGCCCTATGATATCACACTTAGATTGATTTAGCAATCCAACTTCGACTTTATTAATGAATATAGCGTCATGCTCAAAAATGAACATGCCATCTTTACTTTTCGCACACTTTTGCCACAGAAGATAGTGAGACAAAAAGCAGGCAATACGCTTCTCAGTCACAGCAGTTTTGTATGGGTGCTTCCACATGCCCGTTTGCATATCAAGCACGGATTCGCTCATCGGATAGTTCCACTTTAGATTGTGGAGCTTCATCAAAGAAATTACCCGTTCGGGTAATATTGCATCAAACTTAGTGATTTCACTATCAAAATTACCCGCTCGGGACATTATTAATTTGTCTGCACACTCGTTCGACAGCGCATCGTCTTTGAGTGTAATGACATAAGCATCATTCATTATCTTTCCTTGAGATTCTATAGATCACACTATCTGGTTTTCTAGACTGTCTTCGAAAATCCCAAGTACCAACTTTATAAGGGCGAAGTGTGTCCATAAAAGATTTCCAAGTGCCCATGTTGTATTCGCGAGGCAGTCTTTGCAGCCAAGAATGTTTCCATTGTTCGGGTGTTAGAATATGTAGAGGAAAAATATCTTCGATAAAATAAGCACCATCTTCTTTCATAAAGTCGATAAGATTTACAAATGTCTTCCGATTTGCTGTTGGCATATGAAGACCGTCATCAATGATAAAATCAAATCGAACGTCACCCCATTCTTTTCGAATTACGTTTGGTAGCTCCATGTCGGTGCTATCGTGTTTGATATAATGAACGCGAGGATCAGAAAGAACAGGAATCTTTTCTGGCGGCACTCTTTCAAAAGTATCAATGCCATAAATTTGTGCGTTTGGAAAATATTCTAGCCAACATTTGTGGCTTGAACCTTTTAGTATGCCTACTTCTAAAATATTGATTGGATCATTTCTGACAGATTCAAAGTCTTTTTCATATACGCGATAATAGTGATGCGCAGTTGACGCTTCAGTTCCTTTGTCACACTTATTTTCGTTACAGATTTGTAGTAGTGTTTTCATTTACCATCCAACCCTTGCATTTGATTTAGGGTATTCTACAATATTCGACTCGATATTAAGAAACTTTTTTAACTGAGTTGTAGGATCACCACCGATAATATCTACGACCAGAAAATCATCAGGTCTGTTTTTAAAGTATTCTCGCACATCAACGTCATGTTTTTTATACGCTTCGCCATACAGCTTGCGATCCCAATCAACGCTTCCATAAACATTTTTACGAAGTTCAAGTTGTGAACTTGCTTGATTCGCGCGACCTTTCTTTCTCAGAAAATATGGCTCTACTGCATCGACCCAGTCTTCTCGTACAGTGTAAATAAACTTTGAGTTGGGAAACATCTTATCTAGTTTCTTATAATGATACGCGACTGGAATGTCGCTTGCACCATCGCCAAAACCCCCAAAGAGTTGCGTCTCATTGGGGTAGTGAATAATGTTGTATCCCACAAGTTTCATAAAATCACTGAAGCTTGTGGTGCCTGTGCGTGACAGACCAATACAATAGATCATCGAATAACTACCCCATTTTTCATCTGGTGCCATTCGCTCTTAGGTTTGTTTGCTACTTGCCAGTGCCACTCATTAGACTGATTGTCAGCACCGCGCATTTGAATATGCACAAATTTGGTGTTAGGTGTTTTTGGATCAACTGCGCGGCGAGAAACTGATCGACCAAATATTGTGGTACCTTCATCATAAGGATCCCAGGTGATGCATCGATTCCATTCTACGTCTAACTCAAAAAAATCGATATCCATTGAGAATGCCATCGCGTGTAGATAGCCTTGATCAGTACCGTAGACTTTACCACCACACATCGAATCACGATCAACCATGTTCACATATTCTGAAAAAGGCTTAAACTGCTCTCGACATTTGCGCAGCCCTGAATTAGAGTATAGTACAACACCAGAATTATATACAAGCAGACGCCCTTGATCGTCATAGGGCAGTTTACACCCATACTTATCACGCACCAAAGTCATCCAGCGCGTCTCAGTCATTTCATTGCATTGCTTCTTTAGTTTCTTATCATAACGATACATTGGTTGCAGAGGCTCTTGAGCCATAGCAAGTTCACCATTGAATGCTTTGAAAATGTTTTCAGTCAAGCCTTCGACGGGAAAGATATCAGTATCGCAGAACAAAACATTGTCGTACTCAAGGTACTTGTCATCAAAGACCGGCTTGAAACAACCGTAGTATGGTGCTACTCGACCCAAGCCAAATTTCTTACCAAAGTTCGCATTGCGCTCAAACACATAATCAGCACCGATACGCTCTGCGTATGCGCGCATGCAGTCAGAACCATACTGCGCGCTCGGGCGAACATTACCGTCCCAGTATTGATAGATTACATTTTTCATGCGTAATGATCCATGTACCAGCGAACGAAGTTCTCAACACCAACTTCGATAGGCGTAGATGGATTATATCCAAGTTTCTGTAGTTTCGTCGTATCGCTCCAAGTCTCAGTTGCATCAGCGGGATGCTTAGGACCATACTCACGAATTGCAGTCCTATTCAATGAGCGCTCAATCGCAGAAACGAATCGCTCCAGTTCAACCTGCTTACCATAGCCAATGTTGTACATGTCGCGAGGTGTCATGTTCTGAGACACAAGCCAGATACCTTGTACGATATCTTCAACATAAGTGAAGTCGCGCTTCATGTTGCCATAGTTGAACAGCGTGATAGGATTGCATGCAAGAATGTTCTTAGTGAAGTCAAACAACGCCATATCAGGGCGACCCCATGGACCATAGACTGTGAAGAATCGCATACCAACCGCGTTCGGAATCTTAGAGATTGCGAACTGTGATTCATTGATACATTTAGTGTAGCCGTAAGGATTGATTTGCTGATAGAGATGGTCGTCTTCTCTCCAGGGTAGTTTGTTGCCATGCATCACACAAGAAGTTGAAGCAAAGATAACATTCTCGACGCCTGCCTCTTCGCATGCAAGGATAACATTCATCGAACCAGTCACATTGTTGTCAATGTATTCTTGCGGGTTGTCCATCGAATAACGCACACCTGCCATTGCACCAAGATGCACAACAAGATCGGGCTTTTCACGCTTAATAAAACCAACAACTTCGTCTTTGCGTTTCAGGTCAATCAAAGGGCATTGAATATTGTAGCGCTCATTTAGAATACCTGCGCGAGTGTACTTCAATGTTGGATCATAATAAGTGTTGAAGTTATCAAAGCCAATGACTTTATAACCTTCCATATGAAAACGAATTGCGGTGTGAAAGCCAATGAAGCCTGCCATACCTGTAATCAATACTTTCATTCAAGAATTCCCTGTGAGACTAGTTTACGATAGTTTTCAATCTTGGGGCGTTTTGGTCCACCTTGAAAGACTTTTGGTCGAATATGAATAATGTACCCACTATCAACATCATTCTGAAAACTGCTGCGATTCCAGAGGTCTTTTGTGAGATAGGTATTCTTATCGACTTTCATGTTTGCACGAACTGCGAGCCGGTGCATGATGCCTTCGTCTTCATAGTTATTATGAAACATATTCATTTCACTATCAACCATTTCTTTTCGCAAGCGCTGTCGAACTTCTCGCTCTAGACGATAGATCGAACCACCCCAGTACGGATATTTAGGATCGCCGAGAAGTGGAAATCTGCGCTGAAGATTCTTGACCAGTGTTTCTTGAATGCCGTAGTGACGACCAACGCCTGTATCGTCTGTAAAGATGTTCTTTTTCATGCCCTTGCGCGTGAACATGTCGATGTCAATCATGACCACAATATCGTATTCGTCGAACTGCTCATCAAGCATGATCATCTTTTGGCAGGGTGCGCTTAGATGAGAGCGAAAGACATTGCCACGAACTAGATGATAGTCAGCACCACAGAACTTTGCATATGCTTCCATGTTCGCTTTTGATAGTTCTTCTAACTCACCAAGCTCGCCTGTGTAATGCTGTAGAATAATGTTCTTCACTAAAAGAATCTTCCTAATACATTTTTATCATGATTGACCCAACCGTCAAAGCATCGATGACGATTGCCATTTGGCTTACTTAACACTTGATACCAACCCATTTCTGCGGGATGCAGACGTTTCTCATTATGCAACTGCTCAACATATTCTCGATTCATAAAACTCATTGGATGAATGATCATCTGATCGACAATCCAATGATGATGGCGACCTATCGTACTCGTATCAAACTCTTTTAGTTTGTCAAAGTAATTCTGCTTGGTAGCAGAGAATGCGTTGATTCGATTGTTCTCAAATGTGTCTTGTATATAGGATTTGAAATTTGCGTGTTTATAGATCCATGTATCGAATCTTGCACGAATCACAATATCATATGAGTCTTTTATAGTATCACACAACCACGCATGAATCAAGTGCTGCTTTGTGTGATGAGAAGTCCACTCGCGGCGCTGCAGACCACCACGAGTAACAAACTTTTTAGTCTCGTCAAAACGATTCGATTCCCACAGTTCTTTGGGAATGTCAAAGTATGGGTGATAATTTATAATGGGTTCAGGATAGTACAGACAGTTTTCGTTCGGAAAGTTTTGTTCGAACGCATCTGCATATGAGCCCCAAGTAGCGTAGTGAAAGTCATAGTCAGGAAAGAACTGCTGAAGTCTGTCATGATTCTTTTTTAATTTGTCTTAGGATTTTTACTAGCACAAACGCCAGAAATACATACCGCAACTCTCATATCAGACTCGCTGGAAGAAATGATCTACATGAAACTGATCTACTTTAGTATAGTTTAATTCTTTGAGAAGTTTAAAACACTCTTCAGTGTTGGGGTTGAGGTTGTTAAACTCAATTTGCAGTAGTGGCCAGTCATTATTCTCTAGAGTCTTAAGCATGCCTTTGAGAGGTCGCAGCACAAAGCCTTCGGTGTCGATTTTAATAAAGTCAATTTCGGTAAAATTATAATCATCAACAACTTTGGTTTGCATCTTTATTTCTTTGGGGTCGTATCCGGCACGGTTCTTGTAGTGCTTAGTTTCTTCGGTAATTATCATAGACAGACCTGTGTTGCCTGTTCTATGAATCATTGTCATTTCTTCTTCTTTATCAGACACTGCATAAGGATAAATTTTAAGATTCGTAACATCAACAAGATTCTTTTTGAGTGCTTCATGGTAGAGCGGCTCAAAAGTATAAACTTTTTCGAAGTTGTTTGCATAACGAAGCGCGGTTGTTCCAACATGCCCACCAATATCTAAACAACCGCGTTTTTGATTTAGATATTGCTCAGCAATTTCCCAGTCAGGCAAAGTCATAGAATAAAGTTCACCACGATCTTTAAACTTTTTAAAAAAAGTATCGTGTTTAGGTAAAACCCAATTAGAAGGCTCTTTATATTTCATGCTTAAAATTCTTGAGATAATATTCAAGGTCTTCGGGAGTCCCCAAGCCCCACATCTTACTTGCTTCGTGAATGCGTATTTCTTTACCATCTTCGATAGCTTCGTTAAAGACAGGGCACACATAAAACTCATTATTAACGCGCACATTCTTTTCGATCATCTGCTCTGCATACTTCACAAAGTCACTGCCTCGTTTCCAGTAGTAATAGCCTACAGTAGCATTATCGCTGATCGGATTCTTCTCAGCGACTTGCGTCACACAGTTTGTTTCTTCACAGACCTTTGCAAACGACCACTTGGGGTGAGTTGCTTTGAAAGTCACAATGCCGCCGTCTGCTTGAGTCTCTTGCATTCGATACATAAACTCGACTGGATCCCACTCGACATACTGGTCACTGTTTGCAAAGAACAAAGGCGCGTCACTGTCAATGAACTTTTTTGCTAGCAGTGCAGTGCAAGCAGCCCCTTCTGTCATGCCATCAACTTCGACAATTTTGCAATTAGGTGCGATCAACCCAAGCATCGTATCAAGATTGAATTGCTGGCGGTGAGCCTTCTGAACGACAAAGATAAAGTTAGCATCAAGCCCCAGGTTCTCGACAACAACTTGAATCATGGGTTTGTCATTGACTTGAATAAGAGGCTTGGGAAATGTATAGCCTGCTTGAGCAAAACGAGAGCCAGCACCTGCCATAGGAATCAATACGTTTAGCTTCTCGTCTTTCCACTTATTCACTATGGGCTCTCCATTGATCTTAGGCATGATGTTGTCGACCGTCACTTGCGACGGATCCGTTACTCTTATATATTTGGCTCTTGAGCGCTCTGCGGCTAGCAAACCAGGCGGTGAGTCTTCAACAATGATAGTCTCGTCAGGCAGACATTTCATCATCGACATGGCTTTCCAGTACATTTCTGGATGCGGCTTGCTGTTCTTTACATCTTCGTTCGATATGATGACCGAGCAGTACTCTATTAAATCAGACTTTGCAAGCGCTGTCAAGACCGTCTGTCGAATACTGTTTGAGCAGACACCAATTCTATAACCATTTACAACCAATTTCTCAAACAGTTCGACAATGTGTCTTTGCGGTCTGAGATTGCGAATCTCTAATTGTGTCAGTTCTTGCTTTTCGTCGTAGACTTTATCGTGTAACTCAAGAGGCAAGCCTTTATTGCGCGTAAGCATGTCAAGTTTCTGGCGCGTCTTATGCCCGTCATAGATGTTTAGATGCTCTTCGGGCGTGATTGCATACTCATACCCAAGCGCTGTGTTTAGCGTTTCGTAATGAATATGCTTTGCGTCAATGAGTACGCCGTCAAGGTCGAACAGTATTAACTTGATCATATTGATTCACATAGTCAGTGCAGACAGCAGCAAAGTTTTTAAATTGATTCTCATTCATTTCATATAGCGTCGATTCAGGCATGACAGCAACGCTAATCATCTCAGAGAAATACGGAACAGTTTTACCAGGATATGCCCAGATCCAATTCCAGCTTGTCAGTGTGTATTCGTCGTCTTGATGCCAAAAATAATGAAAGCCGTCAGATATCGCTTCATGAAAATACTGCAGAGCGTAGATGTTCTTGCAGTGAATGATAAGATTTTTGGCTCGCTGTTCGAAAAACGAAAAGTGTATGTAATGTTTCTTTTTGTCCGGTGGATCGTGCGACAGATAGAACTTACCGTCGATACGCCAAACATCAACTTCGCAAAATAGGTTTCGCTCTAGAACAGAATCAATCGCAACAGGTGTGTTCTCCTGTTCAGGATTTGGTCCGTTAACATTGCCTCTGTGCGAAATTAAAATCATTTGAACCAAGTCACCAACACAATTCTATGACCTTCAGTGACTTTAGTCACCCCATGCAAAACTTTTCCGTCATAGATTACAGACTCACCATCTTTCAAGTCTACAATTGTAGGTATGATATCTTTATCATATGGAGGTGCTTTTTCACTTCTTTTTGCATATTTGTGTTTAGGGCGACCTTTTCTACCATATCTATTCAAAATAAGCGTCTCTCCTCCAACAAGATTGCTAGTTTCTATTAAAGTTACGATAGTTAACTTGACAATGTTTTCGTCATCGCGGTGCAATCTTGTAAAAGAGTCTTTTTCATATTTCAAAAAATATGAATTCATTGGAGCTAAATTTTTTTCTTTGCCAATTTTGTGAATTTTTAAAAAGTCTTTTTCATATTTTTGGAAAAGCTTACTAGGAATATTTCTTTTTTCAAGATCAAAAAGATTATAATCTTGATGAGCGAAGAGTGGTATTATCTCTTCATAACAAGACTTTAAATTACGAATACTTTCATCGTCTAGTATGTTCTTTATAGTATAGACGTTCATTCAAACTTAAACTCTATTTTGAATTTTTCAACCTTTTGCATACCACGAAGTCTACAAAAATAGTCTTCATGAAAAATGCTAAGATTATATTCATTGAAATAATTTCTATGTAGTTGAGATTTAAATTCTTGGAGGTACTCGACTTTCTTTTCATAAAAGTCTGTAACGTCAACAAAATGATTTGCGTTCCATGTTGAGCGAGTCGAAGGTGTATGATACTCAATCAAAGAAATATTTTTACCACGCAAAGATGCTCTAGCGCTCTCGCTAACTTTTCGATGTTCGAAATGATTGTCTTCAAGAGGAGGGACGTAGACAGTATCAACCTCAGGATATAATTTTAGAAGTTCGTCGATTTGCTGCACGATTTCCCAATCTTTAAAATTAGCAATTGTTTGACCGACATGCCCCACAAATCGAACATTAGGAAAGTGATTCCAAAACGCATGAGATTCTTCCATGCGATTGACGGAAGTTGTGTCGTCATTATCACCACCAATAGAACAGACATAAACGACATATTCTGTCTGTGGATTCTTAAGAATGGTGGCTGCTACACTGTACTCAGCATCATCTGGATGTGGTGATAAAACTAGTTTCATATGTCGCCTTTAATGATTTAAATGATTTGCCATTATATATGCGAATGCCATGACGGCGTAAATAATCCCTAAGGTCTTCACTTAAAAGCGAATCTTCGCCCTCGACCGTGTATGTGTTCGTATTTAGTATAGCTGCTTCGACAAATATTTTTCCGTCTTCAACAAACGCAGGCACTGGTTCGTAACCTTTATGAGACAGCAGATCATAATTCCACTTGTCAACAATTTTTTGTAGAATCTGATCTTTTTCTTCTTGTGTTCTTTCGATAGGATAAGCATTTTCTTTGATGACTTTGCACGGCGAACCCATTGCAAGAGAGCCATCAGGTATGTCTTTCGTAATAATAGAACCTGTTCCAATTACACAATTACTGCCAATACTTGTACCCGGGAGCATAATTGATCTGGCAGGCAACCACACATTATCACCTATAGACACATCATCGAATGCAAAGGGAAATCCTTGTAGAGGATCTAGCCACGCGCCATGAGTCCAGATTAAACACTCTGCACCAATACCTACGTTTGAGCCAATAGTGACGCTTTCGCTAGGATTGATTACACAGCCTTCGAAGATGCCTACGCTATTACCGATTTGGACGATTGAGTTTGGACCAGTACAGCCACCACGCCCAACGTCAACGTTTGCAGGCATCCACAGATAGTCGCCTGCACGAAATTCTTTACATGTAATTTTACAACCAGGACCAATGTAGCTATGAGCGCCTAGTTCAAAGACATCACACTCAATGACTACATCATCTGCAATTTTTGCAGTGGGATGAATTTTAAGTTTGTTTGATCGCAATACCACAAAAACCACCTTCACTTGAGTATATTTTGTCAAGATTTACATCTAAACAATAATAGCCATAATATTCGAAGAATTTTCTCCAGTCAGTTTTAGTCCAACGAATGAGGTGTGTTGGATCTACTTCTGCACATTCTAACACATATTTGCCTTCAGTTTCATTACAAACTGGAATTTTATAAACGACGGTTTTTGCTTTTATGTTTTCGAAAAAATTCACAAGCTCATCTTCAGGTAAATGCTCTAATACATCTAGCCCGTATACTACATCATATTCTCTTTCCCACATGACTTCTTCTGTCACTGAGAATCCTTTCTTTTTACATTCACCCCTTGCCCATTTGGACAAGTCAACTCCGTCAACTGTCTTTGCATACGGAGCGACTGCTTGCATAAAAAATCCAACCGCACACCCGAAATCTAGTATTGTGTCGTGAGGGCGACAAAGTTTTTTGAGCAGACTTGTTATTTCTTCTGCCATAATTTTATAATGAGGACCTTCACCACGAATCAAATAATCTTTATAGTTATTTGTTTTGTAATAATCTTCATTATACATTAAGCAAAGTTCCTATCATTTATGTCCATGCGTTGCGCAACTGTATGAAGCAAACGGTTGTTGTTATAATAGAAACAATTAGGGCATGCTTTAGTCCAGCCATCGTCGCTGTTTCGAATACGATACGGAATGCCAGTTTTAGCATATTCGATGTTGCAGTTTTTCCAAATGTCAATAACATCATCGATGCTGCCTAGAGAAAACTCTAGATCATATGTGCGCTTTTCCAGAACGTGACTCGTACAGACATACACTTGATAATCACCACCTTCGGGATGCGGCGCAATATATGGGCGAGTCAAGCCTACATAGCAGCCATCGTCGAACGGCTTGCAGTTGTCCCAAACATCTTTAATAAAGAATTTAGACTGTACATCAATTTCTTCGACAACACTTCTAAATCTATTTTGAATTTCTCTTTGATATCCTTCGACTAGCGCGTTACCACCAATGCGACAGAATTTGATTTCTGGATTCAGTTCGATAAGTTTAGCAATTCTTTGAATCGACTCGACGGTTGTACCGACATATGGTTTGTTTGTTCTTGACAGTTCGTCGGGCACACCATTTGTGCTATCGTAAATAATATAGCTAAGACCAATCTTGTCTTTCGGGAAAGAACCAAAGTCATAGTCTTCAGGCGCTTTTCCTTCGTCAAGCTTGATTAGACTGACGCGAATCCAATTGATAGAATCGTAGACTTCTGGTTTTAAATGACGCTCAAGCTTTTCCGTATTTGTGATAATACCTACATCGAACCCTAAATGTGCAGCAAGTCTCACAACATCATTGATATCTTTTTTTGCTGCTTTGTCACGATAGAGCATTGGATTACCACCACCAGTAATCTCTAATGCTTTTGCTCCGAGCGAACGAAAATCTTCTAGAAGCTTGACTAATTTACCCCACTCAATGTAGCTCTTTAGTGGTCGTGCAGCCACAGAACAGAATGGGCAGTCACTGTCACAGACTTCGCAAAGACACAACTGCACATTAATAGGCTTAAAAGTATCTTCGTACTGAATAGAATACAACACATCAGTATGCTGAAGATATTTGTCACCCCAAGTGCTGTACTTCTGTGTCTTCTCTTCGTAACTTGTCATTCGATTTCCTTCATAAGTTCTTCGACATTTTCACCACGATTTGGAAGTTTATCTTTCAAAAAGAAATGAACAAAATGACATTCTTCAATTTGATAATTTGCTGTGTATAAACCGTTCCATTTCCAATGCATTTTCTTAACTGGTACATTATACTTCTTAATGAAATAGTTCAATAGTGTTTGATCGGTGCTCCACTTCCATGCACCTATACCATCAACAAAATCTTTAAATTCTGCCCGTTCGATAAACTGCTTTGCTGTTTGATTATTTAGATATGGCTTGAACAATTTGCTATTGATCAAAATCATGCCCATGTTAAAAAATTCGAAACCCAATGAATTATTTTTGAAATCTACTTTTTTGTATAAAGGTGTATATTGCATCGCAGAGTATTGAATGATCTTTCTTTTATATTCTTGCGTGATTGGCATTTCGCGCTCAACAACTGCGCCAAACGCTTTGTGTGTACCAAAGTCTTCGAAAATATTAGGAGCATCTGGTCGAATATAGATGTCAGCGTCAATGATAGCAATTTGATCATACTCGTCAAGACGATCAAAGGCGTTTTCTTTTTCGTAGATGGGTAAATAACCGCCATGTTTTTCGAACGATTCTTTACTGCGATTCATCGTAAAAATATCTGGCCTTATTTTTAAAATAGGAGTTTGTTGCACATAATGATCGAAACCGTGCTTTTTACTGTAATGTGCAACACTTTCAATACACTTTTTATAAAGCTTTGAATTTTTTGCATTACCTAAACATACTTGATAGATTAGTCTTTTCATGATTTATGCTCAATCGTATAACCAACTTTAGGGTTTTTAAACTGTGTGCAGATTTCTGGTGCCCAATGACCAAATTTGTCACATGTTCTATGTATCCATGCATCTGAGTTGTACTGTATTTTTGGGCGAATGTTTCTAGCTTTTAAAAGCTCTCTAGCTCCATTTGGGGTTATGTAATATGCACCACCTGCTAATTTAGCCCATATTCTTTCTCCACCTTTTTTAAATCCCCTATGATCATGAGCAAGGCAGCAGATATCGTGTTTATATACTGCTTCATGAGGGAATTTTTTGTAATGATATTCTGTACAGGGTCTTACATCATGCTCCGTCACAATAATTGGTTTCTGCAATTCCCAACACATTTTCCATGTGTTATAATGACTGTACCAAATCGCAAGCTCAGTTCTTGTAAACCTTCTATACTTCTCAGTCTTAAAAGAAAACTTACTTCCAAAAACTAAATCTTTTTGTAAGTGTAAAGTTTCAGGAACTACAGCTTCAAATGTATTTACTTTGAAGCCTTCGCGCTCCCAGTAAGGAGCCATTCGAACTTTATAATATTCGGAAATCGGATTGCCAGTAATAGCAATCATCCAAACTTCTGGTAGTTCGATATCTTTAGACACGGTAATCGTTCAGATCGAATTCTGTACCATGCATTTTATAAAGATCGCGCTCATGATTCGTATACACAAGCACTTCAGGATCGTCAATCAAAAAGTCGCACGATTTACAATAGTCAGGATAGTTGCCTGTACGATGCCCTTCTCTTAGCGCTTCGTACTCTGGACCTTCGACAATTTCCTGAATGGATAACTCGCTCGTGTGACCAAGGACTGCTTCTGAGTCTCGGCCGAGAACTTGACAGCAAGGAGCAACAGCACCCCGTTTGCCGTCAATACCACCAGCACGAATAACAACATCAGGGCTAAATGGGCGTCCACAAGTTTTTACTTTACCCTCTCTTTCGTAAGTAGGTTTGTATACACCACTCCAGTTGTGAAGTTTCCAAATTTCTGTCTTCACACCAAGAGCAGCCACTAATTCTTTGTACCTATTTAGTTGCAGTTCTTGTGCATTCACATCTTCTTCTGTAATCAAATGATAAGTTGCAACTACACAATCGCTGCCAGACTCTTCTACATACTTTTGCATTTCGGTAATGTTATTAAAAATGGTTTCGAAGTTCCCACCTTTTGTGTTATACATCCATTGATTATATTCGTCGGGCGTTGAACCAATAAAGGAAAAACGAAAGAAGTCTAACCCTGCATCAACGCACTGTTTCATATAGTCGCCGTGCATACGCAACCCATTAGAGAATGCAAATGCTTTGGCATTGTACTTCTTGACAATCTTAATATATTCGAACAATTGGCGATTCAGTGTAGGTTCGCCCGAGCCTTCTAGATTTACAACACGCAGCCCGTGCTTTGCGCAGTCACGCACATTGTCTTCAAATTCCATCAGCGACATTTTGGTAATGAAAGATTTTTCTCGACCACCAGTTCTCATATCTTGAGGGCACATGCTACAAGAATAATTACAACCGCCTTGAATTTCAATTACTGCTCTATCAATTTTCATAACTGCAACTCACTTAGAATGAATTTACGATATTTATTCGCCACGTGGTCAAGTCTTTTCAGACTGTTTGGCATATCTATCAAGAAATCAAAGAGATTATCTCGTTTGTCATCAGCTTTTTTAAAGTGTAAACACTGTGGGCTGTGTACTTTTGCGATTGTGCTATCGCCTAAAGAAATTACAGGCTTGCACAAATTCTTCGCAATGTATTGCCACATGCCATCATAAAAAATGCAAAATCTACTGGTGTTAATATGATAAAAGGCTTCTCTGACAGGAGTTCGATAAGTGATTTCTGTCAGAGTAAAGCCTTTGCTGTCTAGAATATCTAATATTTTTTCCCAATCATTGTCATCAAACGATCTTTTCCAACCCCACGGCGGTGCTTTATTGAAAAGTGGTCTCCAGAACACAACTTTCTTTGGGTTAGGATTGAGACACCATGCATCACGACGAAACGCCCACGTTGGTATTCCGTCAAGCACTTGCATGTTACCCACTTGTCTTTGAAATCCTCTGTGACGAAGCCTTGCTATTTCATAATCAGTAGAATTAAAAATATGATTTATATGCACAGCATCTGAATCGTGATAGAAAGAATGTAGATAATCGCCACGCTCAGCTATTGTTTCTGGGTCTTCGAAGTGAAAAAGAAATTTATCATCATGCTGCCAGAAAACATTCATCTGCATTTGCTTAAGCGATCTTCGCTTTCGAATCAAATGCGTCATCATGTGTACAGCATTCATTCCAAAAAGAATGTCGCCTACGCCTTCGGTTCCTTTCCAATCTACTTCATTTCCATAAGTAAAAAGATAAGGGTGACCTTTCAAAGGATCATGATATAGTTCAAGTTTCATGTCAATATAGATTTGATAGCTTTTCTAGCCTATACTTCTCGTAGAGTGTTTCATCTTCGTCAAGATATTTTGGGCGCTTGACATCGGCATTGGATCTGCCTCTGTCAAGATATTGATTCTTATGCTTATTGCGCTTCTTGTTTCGGGAATCAAACCGACTGTACTTTGCCATAACTAACGACCTTGCCCTCTGTATGCTTTGTAGTTGCGACGCTTACTCTTATTCATCGAAGAAGTTTTGATCATTCCTCGACCAATTGAGGTCGATTTGATAGTAGGCTCGGGGCGAATAGGTTGCCCCGTCTTAACTGTTTTTGCCATGATTAATTACCAGGTTTCCTTGAGCCATTCATCGTAGGGTAGAAAAAAATTGGTCTTATAAGACCAGAACTGACAGTTGTAGATCGGATGCTTCAGTTTCATACTGCCTCCAGTCGCTCCATCAAGCGTTCTGCTCGATTCGTGACTTGATTATACCACAAACTGTCGCGCCCTTCAACTGCTGCAGTTGCCCAATCGTGTGCTTCAAGTGCAGCATTGAACTTCTTGAACTTGCTCAGGCGCGGGCGACCCATGTTAAACATCATGTTAACCAAGACCTGCTGTACTTCGTCAGGGAATTCTCCAAAAGCCCCTTCTCCGTATAGAGTGTGACACTCTCCGATGGCAGTTTCAAGGTCTCGGTCAAAACACGCCCGGACTCTTTCTTCACTAACTGGAGTTCCAACTGGTTGTCCGAATTCCTCGTCACTTTCTGTGATAAGATGACCGACTCCAAATGTTGGGTAGCCGAGGTGATCATTGTAGATTTCATACACTACACCTTCGTCGATTTTAAGTTGCTCGTAAACTGCGTCTCTGTTCATTGTAAACCCATCCATTCCTTTGTCATGATGTAGTCTCTTACAAGACCACTTCGTACAATGTCTTCCCATGTAAAATGAATAATTGAGAAGTTCCTAAGTTGCTCTAGAATATCTAGAAATTGATTAATGCCTTTCTTATCGTTCTCAGTCTTGAAGTCAGACTGATGATAATCACCGCAGAAGATAATCTTCGAACCCTGACCTACTCGTGTGATGATAGAGTCAAGCTCATGGAAGTTTAGATTCTGCATTTCATCAACAAGGATGATACTGTGATCAAATGTCAAGCCACGAATGTACGAGGTCGACTCAAATGTCACATATTTATTATGTATAAGTTTGTCATATGCTCGGTCGTCTTCAAATAGTTCAGCAGCAATTGCACGATAAGGGCTTGTGTATGCATTGAGTTTTTCTTCAATCGTACCAGGCAAATAACCTACGTCTCGTGTAGGTACGACTGAGCGAATGATTCGAAGTGATTCGTATGGTGTGCTTTTGTCCATGACTTCTTCAAGCGCAAGATACATGCCAAGAAAAGTCTTACCTGTACCTGCTGTACCCACAAGAGCCATGTGATCACCATCACGCCACGCATCAAATACTTCTTTCTGATGTTCGGTGATAGGATCGATAGTAACTAGATCGTCGATGCGAATGTTCATCGACTCGCCATTCTGTTGTTTTCTAGTCATCGTCATAGCTTAATGGTATTTGCGACTTGTCTACCTGCTGATTTCTTTATGCTTTTCAAATGACTTTTCCAACTGTCGGGTGTTTTATTAACAATATTGCCTGTGTGTGTAACGAGAGCAGCGCCACCAATGATTTGCTCCCATTCGCCTGATTCTACAAGTGCTTGCATTTCAGCAATCTTTAGCATCTTGTCTTCTACTTCTCCTGTTGTCTTGTTTCTCATTGTATATAATGGCATTTTAGTTTCCTGTAAATCCAAAAAAAGTGAGCCCCGAAACCGAGGCTCACCATTAGATGTGGATCACCCCCTTGCGCGAGATTCTACCTGAGATATTGCTGCGTCTAAAAATGATTGTCGTTTAGCAATCTTGTGTGCTATCTCAGTTTTACCTCGTTTGTTCAGTTTATGAATATAATGTCCAAGTTCTCTAGAATCTTTCTTCAATCGCTCAATTTGATTGGATTCGACCATAGGCGCTCCTTACTATACATCTGTTTGTTTTACTTGGATCATAATTAGTCTCGGATCAACTGCGGAAATGCCTCCTTAACTAGACTCTTGGTCAATCCTTTCATGGGGCTTTTTTTATTGATCATAGATACTAATAGTTCAGCATCTTTGGGGTGTATCGCCTCAAGTATGTCGATGAACATACGCTCGCGACGAATAGGGTTAAGCCTGCTGCTTTCGCGCAGACCTTTTACGAAATATTTAAAGTTGCGGTGCTGTCTTAAAAGAGACGAAGGATAAGATTCTTCGTTATTAGGTGTGTAGGGAGGTGTGCCACCAGGTAGATTCCACTGGATGGTTTCGTCGAATGTCCCTCTCAAAACATCTAGAAGAGGCATGATTTCGTTTTTTTGTAGAACTGCAATCTTGTCTTTTTTTGTTTTAGCATTCTCTACTTTTTCCAAGATTTCGAATACTTCTAGTTTCCTTGCAGATACTGCCATAATGATCACCTATATTATATACTCTGTTCCCTGACGCGGGGAGTTTTATTTTATCATGAATTTTGAGATTTGTCAATCTCTTCTTGCTTTCTGCCTTTCTTGATCAATCCACTTCTTCGCCTTTTCATTCTCGGGCGGCTTGTTAGTGAATTTCTGAACATCGCGATAAGCACGAAGAGTTTCTTTCTGATAGTCTTTGCCTTGAGAGTTATCAACTACAAGGAAGTTATTCTTGCCAAACATCTGCTGGAAACGCCCAGTATTGCGCTGAACAGCTTTCCAGTATTTTTCGACTTCTGCATCGGGTAGAGAGCGTTCGCGCATTCTATTGCGCTCCAGAGCCGTCTCCAGATCGGTATTGACGAAGATCATAGCCACATCATAACCGAGCGCGCGCATGTTGATTGCTTGCTTTGCAATCTTGTCGGGATCTTTACCAGTGCCATCGACGACAATACCAAGCCGACCAGTGATATATGTCGCTTGCTTCTTTGCTGTCAAAGTCTTAGCTTTACCGCGAAGCTCTTGCCCTTGAGTAGAAAAGATATTCTCGGGATCCATTGTCATACCAGCTTTTTTCATCGCTGCTTCGAAAGCATCGTCAGAGTTTACGACTTTGTAGCCCATTGCAGGCAGACCAGTCTTACCAACGATAAACGATTTACCAGAGCCAGGACCACCTGCAAGAAACACTGCTTTAAAGATTGCAGGATCATTGACACCTTCGTCAAGATGACGAATCCAAGAGGAGAATTTTAAAATCATAGGAGACATTTCTTATCTCAGTGAGTGATATAGTTATTTATAAATCTTGAGTCTTCAGATGTTTTGAGTGAATCTTACAACCAATAAACTCGTTATAGTAATCATCACGCAATAAAACATCCTTCTCAAACTGATATTTAGCTTCGTAATACGAACATTCGCCCTTTGTTTTACATAATTTTAAAATATCTCGACGATATGCGTCACCACCTTTTGATTCAACAAGCGACTTCAGTTCTTCGGAACTACCATAGTAGTCTTTCCAGTCTGACATCGTTTTCTTGATGCGCTTGCGTTTCTGCCCTTTGAGTGGCGGTAGCTTACGAATCGCCCAGAAAAACTTCTTACCAATATACTTCTTATTAGTATCCAGTTCAGTAATTACATAAACAAAGCCCACATAGGCTGATATCTCGTCTTCTGTGGGCTCAAAGATTTTATTATTATAATACCACATGAAACTAATCGAAGTCTACAAGCTCAACGTCGATAGCCTCACTACCACACATTGGGCAATATACTGGCTTTTCATCTTCGTCTTCTATTATAATTGTAAACTCGGTACTGCATAAAACACATTTGACTTCGTATTGATATTCTTCCATTTATGCAGCATCCTCGTCCCAACCCCAATCACCTTCCATGCCGACAACAGAATACTCGGTGACACGCTTCTCAAAGAAATTATCGTGAGAAGCACCATTCAACACCCAATCAAGCCAAGGTAGAGGATTGTCTTTCTGCTTGAACTTGGTCTTGAGACCAAGCTGCAGCAAGCGACGGTCAGCAATGTGTCTTATATATGCGCGCACTTCTTCTTTGGTCAAGCCCTGCACATCATTGCCTTTGAATGCAAGATTGATAAACTTATCTTCAAGCTTGACTGCAGTGCTTGCCATTTCGTAAATCTTGGACTTCAGTTCATCATTTACAATGCGCGGACGCTCTTCACAGAAAGTGCGGAACAGCTTTGCATTGCCTTGAACATGCAGAGTCTCGTCACGGATCGACCACTCGACAATCGTGCCCATGCCCTTCATCTTACCATGACGTTGGAAGTTGAGCAGCATGACAAACGAAGCAAACACGGCGAGCCCTTCGTTAAAGACCGACTGAGCCAGCGCGAGCGCAAGGCCTGTATGCGTAGTGATGTCGCCTTCTTTCATGAAGTCGACCTTATCAGCCATTTCCTTGTACTCTAGAAACTTGTGATATTCCTCGTCAGGAAGACCGAGGGTATCGTTTAAAAGCGCGTAGGCGCGCTGGTGCACCGCCTCACGGCTTGCAAACGACGATAGCATATTACGCACTTCATTATTCTTAAACTTCGGAATCAGAAGCTCGTGGTAGTTCTCACCGACTTGCACATCGCTCTGAGTGAACAGACGAAGGATATGAGTGATAAACTCTTTCTCATCTTCGCTCAGCTTTGTCTTCCAGTCCTGTACATCTTCAGACAGTTCTGCTTCGTCTTCGATCCAGTGGACTTCTTCGTGCTTCTTCGAAAGCTCTACAGCCCAGGGGTATTGAAAGGGCTTGTATGTGGTGCTAAAATCTAGTAGTGCCATTAATCTTCCTTTTTAGTCCAATGACTCCATAGAGAGTGTGTGAAATCTATATTGCATTCATCAGTTAAATTGTTTTCTTTTGCGATTGGTAACAGCATCGTTTTAGTGGTTTCTGGCTTTCGAAACCTTTCGACTGATTGATATACAGAGACATCGTGTTTTGTATCATCAAGATAGTCATGTGTCATGATAACATCATTGAGTTTTATCAACGGCGCAAGCGTCGCAAATTCATACAATTTATTACCACCATCGCAAAGAACAAGGCATCTTCCTTCACGAGAAATATACTCGCGAATGAACTCTTTTTCTTCTGCGAAATTGACAGTTCTGATATTTAGATGGGACGCATTTGGATGAATAACGTTTGGATCAATTTCATATCCAAGATATTCTACGTTTGGAGCAATCTTGCTAATAAACAGTGACAGACCGCCCGCATACGTTCCAATCTCTATAACTCTATAAAATCCGCCTTGCCCAAGAAGAACAGGAAAAGTTTGAAATATATGAGTTGATTGTTTTGTTCTTATGCCTTCATAAGTATCAATCTTACTGATCTTCATTTTCTAAAGGCTCTCCATCTTCGTCACACTCTGTAAGAACACATCCACCTTGAATTTCGTAATAACAATAGTCTGCATCAAATCCTTCAAGCGCGCCTTCACCGTCCCACAGCCCACTGATACCATTCTCATCAAGTGCTTCGGTGATTGCTTCAACTTCGTCTTCATCTTCAACTTTAAAAATTTCGTAGTCTTCTGAGCAGCCATCCCAAGTCGAAAGCATTTCAAACTGATAATCATCTAGTTCGATATAATCATCGTCTTCTTCAGGAAGCCAAGTATAGTACTCGACATCATCCTCGTCGTATGAGTCGCCAAGAAGTTCTTTCATTTCACTCTCAGTTTCAGGCACGGACAGTTTAAACGACCCGCCTCTCCAAAGAGTTTGTACTAGAATCCTAGCACCGTCTTCGCGCTCGTACCATTCGCCTTCGACAAGCGACTTCTTGAATTTTGGTTCAATAATATAGTATTTCATAGTTTAGCCCTCACAAGCCTTGCATTCATCAGATTCTTCGACAGGTGCGTTATTTAGAAACGCCATAAGGTCTTCATAACCACCAATATAATTACCCCCAATATAAATTTGAGGAACAGTACTCACTTTTCTTCCAGTCACTTCTGCTGCGGTCTTGCCAATTTCTTCTAGATCAATTTTGTCGAATGGAATACCACGCAACTTCAGTTCTTCCATCGCCATTGCACAGAACGGGCAGTTCTTTTTGCTATAGACAATATTTCTTTTGTCGTCTTGCAGTGCTACGCGCTCGACTTTCTCAGACACATTTTCTGCGCGAGACTTGGCTTCGGTGCGCAGATAATACAGACCCTTGAGCCCTTCTTTCCATGCCTTGATATGAACTTTATTTACATACGATTTTGGTGCACCAGCGGGAAAGAATAGATTCACAGATTGCCCTTGGCAGATATACTTTTGACGATCCGCAGCATGTTGCACAACCCAGGTTTGATCAAGTTCTTGTGCGGTCTTGAAGATGGCTTTCTCACCTTCAGTCAAAAATGGCAGGTGCTGAACAGAACCCTTGTTGGTGATGATTGAAGTCCAGTTTGATTCGTTATTCTCGCCCTTCTCGGTCAGCAGTTTATCAAGATACTTATTCTTCACCAAGAATGAACCGGCGCGAGTACGGTGTGTGTATGCGCATGCTTTGATAGGCTCAATGGATGGCGAGGTGGACAAGATAACACCACTGGACGCATTTGGGGCGATAGCGAGCAAATGTGCGTTGCGTCGACCGGTGCCCACTCCGTCAGGATATTCGCCTCGCTCTTGCGCGAGAAGTCTAGTCTCTTCGTTTGCTTGGCTGGAGATACGCTCAAAGACAACCGTATTGATCTCTTTCGCAGTTTCACTTTCCCATGCGACTCCATGTTTCTGTAAGAGAGAGTGGAATCCCATAGCGCCCAAGCCAATGGATCTTTCTCGTTCAGCCGAGTACTTAGCCCTTGAGATAGAATCAGGTGCGTTGTCGATAAAGTACTGCAGGACATTGTCAAGCATGCGAATAAGATCACGCACAATATTCGTATCTTTCCATTCATCATAATACTCTAGATTGAGAGAAGACAAGCAGCACACAGCAGTTCTGTCAGCCGAAGTTGGCAAGTGAATCTCATTGCAAAGATTCGAACCGTGAATCTTAAGCCCAAGGTCTTTGAGATTTTGAGGTAGCGCATCGTTTGCGGTATCGATAAAGTTTAGATAAGGTTCGCCAGTACGAAAACGAATCTCAAGAATACGCTCCCACAGTTTACGAGCATTGATCGTTTCTTTGATTGCATCGTCTTTTGGATCTCTTAAATCAAAATCGCTGTTGCTAACAACTGCTTGCATAAACTCATTAGTGATGTTGATGGCGTTGTGCAAATTCAACGCTTTGCGTTGCACATCGCCTGTAGGAATACGCATATTCAGAAACTCTACGATATCAGGATGAGAGACATCCATGTACGCAGCATAAGAACCCTTGCGAGTCTTGCCTTGACGATACGCAATCATGTCAGCGTCTACAGTGTGCAGAAACGGAATTGGACCAGGCGCAATGTCAGATACAGTACGAACATCGCTCCAGTGACCGCCTACGCCGCCACCAAGCACGGAAAGCCATCGCAGTTCACTAGAGTGATCAATTAATCCTTCAAGTGTATCAGGCACATAAGTGAGAAAACACGAGATAGGCATTCCCTTGCCCTTGCCGTGCCCGTTGGGTGCATTCGACAAAACAGGCGATGCGAACATGAACCACTTTTTCGAAACATACTCGTAAAGTCTTTTAGCCAGTTGCACATCCATTTCGTCTTTGTATGTTGCCCATGCCTTTGCAGCGCGAGCATATGCTTCTTGTGGTGAGTTTTCATATTCGTTCAGATAAAAATCTTTAAGCATTCCTACCGCGTAATCTTCTAGCAATTCGTCCCGCGATAAATCGATTGTGACTGACATTCGTTTCTCTCTTTTTTAAGCGTAAAGGGTACTAATGATCCACATATGGATCATTTTATAGTGTTATGAATCATTTATGATACACTATATCTAGTGTAAGATCAATTAGGCTTTTGCTGTTCTTCTACTACTTCTTTGTTCTTTTCAAGCCAGTCATCAGCGTCAGTGCCTTCATCACCAGTTGTTGCTTCGCGGTAGTATAGAATAATCTCTTTCTGCTGGCGAACATAGCGACGAATCTCTTGCAGATTAAACGCCATGTTCTCATAGCTCTGAGGTGTCAGAGCGAACACTACCAAGTCACCACCCAGAATTTTCTCAATCTTTGCAGTTTGTTCTTCTAAGTTGTCTTTAGTAATCACAAAGAACTTCACATTCTCAAGAGCGATTTCTTGAGGTAGCGGTGGCTGATAGATGCGCAGAGGCACAGTCTCAGTCACTGTCACAATCTTAGGGGGGAGAGGCTCGGGTTCAGGCTTTTTACCAAAACCGAACTTAGGCAGCCCGAATGTAGAACATCCAGACAAAATCAACGCGAGCAGTATAACACTAACCTTCTTCATTTGCAACCTCCACTTCATCATCAGCTTGGTCTACTTCACGGCTATCTTGTTCTACTTGTCGAAATACTGCTTCAGTGCCTTTATTAATACGGGGTTCGATTAGACCTGGCTTGAGTCTAGCAAGCTTAGTCAGATCGTGTTTACGAAAGACAGACATGTACTCATCACGCTCTTTTGCAAGTTGAGCATGTTGGGTAGAAAGATTAGTGAATGCTTGACGCTGCTTCTCTAGATCAGCCTGCATCGTCTCAAGAGCTTTGCGATTCTTCGCTTCTGCTTCAAGCAACTTTTCTTGATTTGTTTCTAGAATGGTGATTGCTGCTTCTTTTTGTGAAATGACACTTGACAACTCACTCACTTTGGTTGTATGATAGGCATATGCGCCTCCACCAAGCAAAAGAATCAAAGGCAACATCTTAATAAACGCAAACATAATTTAACACTCCAAATTCGGTGGTATTTTTAACCAGCAATTAAGTAATTCAGACGACCGCTCTCTGTCTTTCTCTCTTTGTTTATAATACTTCATCATATTATCTTGCGCATGCGGAGGCAGTTGTGTATACGCTGCTCTTTCTTGCGCATTCATAAATTGTTTCTTGGGATATGTTCCCGTAATGCTTAATGTATATAGAAAAGTTTCGTCGGGCTGTTCGTCGCGAATCATATCAGGCGACCATGCAACTGCACATCCTGACAATAGCAGAACGGGCAGCAAACGAATCATTTTTGCTGCTTTTTGAACTTGCCGTTGATTTCAATATAGCGTCTGGTGAGGGGTCGACGCTTCTTCTTCTTGCCGTACATCCAGTCTGCGGGATCGTTTTTCGAAGTACCAGCAATGCCAGGACCTGTAGTCATTGTAGGCTCTTCAACAAATTGCTTGAACGATTTCACTTGTAAAGCTCTCCCACTGTGACATACATTGGTTGATTCGTATTTAAATGAGTCACTTGATATATATCTAAACCGAGAATTGAACCAACAGGATATGCGCCATCTTCGACGCGAATCTGATCTTTTGATAAAGTCATTTCTTCTAGATTTGTAATACGCTCTTCGCGTAGACGATAAATGCCAGGCGACAACTGCTTGCTCTCCAGAACGTACCAGTAACAACCTTCTTCAAGAAAATCAAGAGGATCGATGTTTGATTGCTTTAAAATTTTGTGAACGGTTGCATCACTCAAAGAATATTTCTCTTTGAGAAGAAACAGCGCTGCTGCATAAGACGCTAGAGTGCTTTTACCACCAGGAACTTTCTCTAGCAGTCTTTTGATGTTGAAGACTAAACGAATGAAAGTTGTGTATGCGGATTTCTTTTCGTCATTATCAAGCTTAACAGCTTTGACACGCTTGCCATTTTCATCGATAATACCAAGCTTGTATGCGTCAGTTTCTTCCCACGGTGTTGTGAGAAGTTTTACAAAACGAAAAGAATAATAAAGATCGCCTGCTCTTGATGCTAATGACACTATATGTTCCTCAGTTCTTCAACAACAGTTTCGTCCATTGCTGTGCCTGTATATTTATCGTTTGGTATTACGTTCAAATATATGAGAAAGGGCTTGAGAATTGGTAGATTTTCTTCAGTAAATACTTTATATTCTAACATCCTCAATCCCGTGTCAATACCAAAAACATTAAAGATTACAACCAGATGATTTAGTATGAGATTAACAGAAAGCTTCCCGCCGTCTTCGTATCGTTTGACAAGCCGTTTGAGATACTTGAAGCGATTAACATCTTCGTAGAATTCTTCTGCATCAATACAAGTGGGATTATAATAACTTCGCGCTGCATACAGAAGAAAAGTATCTTCATTAAGTTCATCAAATAAAAGCATCATGGTCCCTATAACAAATAGATATTTTCTGTATTTATAAAAAAACCCGCCGATTGCTCGACGGGTTTCTTAGGTCAAACTACTTTACTTTTTAGCAGAGTACGCTTGCCCACCAAAGAATGCAGCAACAATAGCAGCAACAGAAACAAAGTATGTAGCAGCCATGTCTCCTAGAATTTCAGAGGCTTTGTCAAGCCCAATCCAGTCTGCAAGTACAACAGCAAAAGGATATAGTAACAAACCAAACAACGCAAACCATGTCATATTTCTTTGCGCATCGCGCATCGCATCAGCATCCTCCAGTTCTTTTCGCTTAAACTCCATATACATGCGGTGTTCTTCTTCAGACACATGACCATCACCGTTTGTGTCTGCGGGATGATAGCCCTTCTCTTTTTTTTCTTCTTCTGCCATGATTAGACCTCTTCAGGTTCTAGGTCTTCATCGTCTCCATAGTGAAAGTGTTCAACTTCTTTTTCAATTACTGTTTCAATGACCGGTGCTTCATGGAGTGTTTGCTTAGGCAGAGCAGTGTTGCCGTGCCAGTGAGCAATCTGTTCAGCAGTAAACTTCTGCTTTTTAATCACTTCGCCCCAAGGGGTGACCCAACCTCTTTCGGTTGGGTATGTCCCTGCTGGAGCCCAGTGAGGCGTACGAATCTCTTTCATTTATCCCTCCTTACCTGTAGTGCGGGTTACTGCACCCTTAACGGGGTTTACGATGTTCTTATCGCCGACGCGAGTTTCACCAGGGCGCATAGGTGCTTGACCTTTCACTGCACGACCTGCTTTGGTTGCATCTTCATGCCCCTTTGCATCATCAGCCGCAAGTTCAGGGTTGTCCATGTTCGCATCTTTCGCCATGTCTAGTGCTGCTTTGCCCTTGAACTTATCTTTCATGGTCTCTGCCTTAGCAGCACCTTTAGTACGCTCACCGTAAGTCTTGCCTTCTTCAACGCCTTCTTTCTTCATACGACGCTGCTTCAGACGATCAGCAAGGCGCTTCTTTGCTGCTTGAGCATCTTGATTAGAGATTCTAAAACCGCCAGTATCGTGACTAGCCTTGTCTTTCGACATATCGCCTTCTTTCATCTTCTTAGCAGTGTGCTTGTGAGACTCAGACACAAGAATGGTCAGATCCTCGACAGGCACATCAAACTCAACACCATGCTCAAACATCACATCGTAGTGAGTCACGATTGCAGTACCGTCGGATTGCTCGACTAGAGTGTGCTGACCAGGGATGCACTCACCAAAGCCCCATTGCTCAGAAGCAACATGCTTAGCGCAGTCATGAGACAGTGCTTTATCTACAGATTTGGTGGAGATATCAACTGCTTCGTTTCTACCATAGATCAGTTTACCAGTCATTCTGTCGACCTTTTTAACGCCTTTGTCGCCCTGACGCTTCTGGACATGCGCTCTAGCCTTGTCAGCCTTCTTGTCTAGACGATCCGTCTCTTTGTCAGCGCCGGGACCGTATGCAGAACTGCCGTATTCAAAACTTTTTGCTTGACTAGCAGCAGCCGCTTTACGAGCGAGCTTTGCAGAGATTTCGTCAAGTTGTTCTTCGCTCAAGTTATCAATCAGGTCGTCAAGGTTTACAGATTCGTTTCTACCATAGATCAGTTTACCAGTCATTCTATCGACTTTCTTGACACCTTTATCACCTTGACGCTTCTGAACGTGAGCGCGGGCTTTATCAGCCTTCTTGTCTAGGCGATCAGTCTCTTTGTCAGAACCAGGGCCATACGCAGAACTGCCGTATTCAAAACTTTTTGCTGCGCTTGACGCAGCAGCCTTACGAGCGAGTTTGGCAGAGACTTCATCAAGTTCAACAGCTTCGTCCATTTTGTCTAGAAGCCAATCGCGAGGATCAGTGTCTAGACCACGAGCATACTTGACAGCGCCTTTACGGTCACCCTTCTTGAGCATCATTGCGACTTTCATCATATCGTTTTTGTCAATGCCGCCATGCTTCTTAGCATAAGTCTCAATTTCTTTCCAGACTTCTTCGTTTACAGACTCTTCAAACAGTTTGCGAATCTCACCGCCCGAAACATAATCAGGAAGCATTTTCTCAAGGTCACCAGCAGAAACTTTAGCCATCTTAGCGACTTTAGATGCAAAAGGCTTCATTGTTTTGCTGCGCATCATCTTAGCAGCAATGTCTTTGCCAGTGGCTTCTTCAAGATCAGTATCTTCTTTCTTCATCGCCTTGGCAATGGTCTTACGACGATTGTGAAGATACTCGTCAGAAGAATCCGTGTCGCCATCATTGTCGAGGTCTTTGTCTTTACGATCATCATAATCTTTCTTGAGAGCCTTCGAATCGACAGGATCAAGCTTCTTTTTGCCTTCAACCACTTCTAGCCAAAGCGATTGAATTTTTTTGATGTATTCAGAGTTCATTGTTTTCTCCGTTTAAACTGAAATGCCAAACTGGGCAGCAAGGGCGGCGACACATACACCGATCACAAGCCAACTAATCTTTTGATTGACAGCAACTTTTTCGACAAGAGAAGTCACACTGTTTTCGATGTTATCGATTTTACCTGATAATCTATTTAGTCTCTCGTGCTGCTCTTCTCGACGCTCTTCTAGATCAGCAATCTTCTCTTCAACCTTTGCAAGTTGAATGATTGCGTCCGTCATTTTGTCGATTTTGCCTTCGATGCGATCTAGTCGCGCCGACTGTGTTTCTCGTGTTGCCATGCGTCAATCGCTCCATCCGATTTAGTTGTCTACTTTGGCGCCGCTTCGCCATTGATAGCAAGACCAATACCTTGCTTTCCATTTAGGGCCAGGATTGTCGCAGTTGTGCCTAGCTCTAAAATTCTTTCTTCTACCGGGATCGTCGCGCTTAATTTCCATATTAGGATCGCCGAAGTTTACTTTTACTACATTGCCCTTGTCGTTCTTGACATAGACAGAAAACTTTTTAGGACCACCAGGTGTACGAAACGGATTGTTCAGCGTAACTTTCTTACCCTGATACTCTGCTGCTTCGAAAACCAATTCTTCATACATTGATTCGCAAGCGCAATCGATTTCGTCTGCTCTGTGGTCGCTAAATTTTTTCATCGATACATTCCAGGCACCATATCGTCGTCATCGTCTTCATCGTCATTTTTCATACGATGCTTTTCGCCTTGCACATAAGAGTAAAGCCCTTCTACATCGCTGTGTACTTTACTCAGTTTGTTCTGATACCACTCTTCGATTTCACCGCCTTCTTGAACATACTCAAGAATTTCGTCTACGGCATAGCAAATGAAATGGAGTTGCTGCTCAGCCATCTCAGCCTTTTCCATTTCGTTATCGCGCTGTTCTCTAATAGATTTAAATGTTTTCATTATGCCACATACATGTTCAGTTCGTATTTACCACTGTCCATGCCATAAACTTGCATGTGAAGTTTTTGACGAACAGGCTTTGCAGTTCTTTTATCGAACAGGTCAATGCTGAAAGAGTTGGTCTTACCCGGTGATGGTTTACGAGGTCCGCTTGAGACCTTATTGAAAAAGTCTTGCGAGTCGACTTCGTAACCCATCTTATCAAAGACATGATTGACAGCATGTTGAACAGCAGCGCTGTAAGTCTTGTGATAAATTTGATAGTTAGAACCCTTCGCTTCTTTGAGTGCTTCACGGAATTGAAAGAAGTTCATAGATTCTTCATTGACTGTTAGATGGCTTGGTGAAACTGCAATTGTTCGACCATTTGCAAACTTAACCATTGCTTCACCGTCAAGCATGTTTGTGATTACGCCTGCTTTACCGATGAGAGAACGATCAAGAACACTCTTGTTAGGCTTAAGAGTAACGCGATCACCAACAGATACTTTTGCTTCATTAACATTTTCGTTTTGGCGCTTGAGAACTGCTGCCACTTGAGAATGATTAGAAAGACCTTTTTTAATCTTTTCAATTTTCTCAACAGCACCAGTATAGTTTCCTTTTTTGTAGCGAGGATCAGAAGCAATACCAACAGCCATTTTAACTTCTTTTGGAGAAAATGCTTCTTCTACAGATTCTTTCTTAGCAGGCAGACCTTTGTGCTTAGTCTTCGCAAAGTCTTTTACATCTTTCTTGCTCATAGATGCAGCAGCCTTAGCAACTTCAGGAGACGCGTCGTCCATTTCACCCTTCTGCTTAGCGCGCACCATACCCATGAAACGCTGCTGTGCTTTCGACACAGCCTTTTCTTCAATAGATTCGATGTTTAATGTTTTGGGATAATCAGGATCACCCTTCTTAGCAGGGGCTTCGCCGCGCTTCTTCTTTTGATTGATGTTGTACCAAAGACCTTTCTTAGCAGTACGCCCATCTTTCGTCTTGTGCGTATCTTTTTCTTCTTCTACGCCTTCTTTGGGCACACAGTTAGGCACTTCTTTGCCATCTTTCTTTTTCATGCCCACCTGAACATATCCCTTCCAGCAGGGATCGTCCTTGTCTTTTTTCAATTTTTCAGAAAGGTCTTTAAAAGTTTTCACTAAAGAAAATCTCCTGCTAAGTTATAATTGTATTTATACTTTTGGTGTTGTCTGACGGTTTTTGCGTCTTGCACGAGCGAGCCTTGCGCGATCAAGAATACGATCATAGTCTCGCTCTCTTCTTTCGCGATCTCTGCGCTCTGCTTCACGATCTTGCTGCTTGTCTATTCGAATGCGCTGCATTGCACTGTCAAGTTCATCTTCGTTCATAGGAGACTTGGTGTGGACATGCGCAGTTTCTTGACCAGGAACTTTGCTCTTTGCTTTTCTTGATGCCTCGGGAGTACCCCATTCAGGCTGATCTTTATACCAGCGATCAGTGTGCTTCTTGGGCTGAGCATTGATCTTTTCTTTTGAAACTTCTTCGACAAATGTAGGCTCGTAGTTGAGTAGATGCTTAGGCATCTTACCTTTCTTAACTAGATTNCGNAANAGTTTGTCAAGTGTGCGAACATCTGTGTTTGTGATCCGCGCTGCTTTGACAAGATTTTTTCTCGCATCGTTTGGATTCTTTTTGCGAAGATCAAGGAACATACGAACCGCTCGCTCATACTGCTTGCGGTTGATGGTCTTGTCAAGGAATCGATCTAGTGCAGGTGCGATATCACGCAGAATACCACTGCCGCCATAACCTGCTTCGTCTAGTTCTACATCATCAATCCACTGACGCGAAATATTTCCTTCTTCTAGTGCAATGATGACATAGTTGGTGCCGAGACGATGAATATAACCAGTCTCGCCAGTTTTCTTTATTATAACATTATCGCCTTCATTAAACAACTCACCTTCAACAAACTTCTCACGAGTCTCAGACACAGGCTCTAGTTCAATGTGATTCTTGAACTGGGTCATTTCTTTCAGCCCCATGCCCGCGCGTACATCATTGAACAAACGCTTTGCGTCTTTGTTCGACATGGTGTTAGGCACGCCTTGCGAGAATGTGGTAAAGTCATTATTCTTCGCGTTCTCGCGCTGTTTCGATGCGGACATGCCTTCGACGCCTTCTGCATCAGGATCACGATCACCCGCAGAGACGACATTAATTTTTTCGAAATTATAGAAACCATGACGACCTTTTTCGCCATTGTATTTCTCTAGAAGAGTCTTAAACTCGGTGACACGATCAGCACCAACAACCATAGTAATTTTGTTGAAGCCTTGATCGTATAGCGCAGATGCTACTTCAAAAACATTGCGCAGTTTCTTATTCAGAATAACATTGCGCGCATGCTTGGGAAACATCTTACGCACATGCTTGATTTTCTGCTCATATGTGAGCGGATTCTTTTTGGGATCAAAAGACTGAGAAAGATAAACTTTGTAAGGGTTCTTGCCTGCTTTAGTGGCAAGAACAGACATTAGTTTGCCATGACCAATCGTCGGAGGATTCATTCGCCCAAAGGTGAAGAATACCTCTCGCTGTTCTTCTACGAGATATTGTTTAAATGATGGAAAGCTCATTTCTGACTCTGCGCACTCTGCTTGCGTTCTCTTTCTCTCTTACGCACCTGAGGCATCAGCTTACGAGCAATCTTTTCAATACGAGGCTTTAGCTTCTCAAGACGCTTTTCAATTTCTTGACGGCGAGACGCTGGTAGTTCATCACGAGGTACACCCTTAGACAGTTTGAGAAACATTTGATTAATTGCTTGCTTTCTTGCGCGCTTGTTAATACGACCAGTGTCCGCAGTGCGACGCATAGCCTTCTTGCGCCCCATGGCAATCTTGGTCTTATACTTCTTCATGATACGAGCGCGCTGGCGACGCTGCGCAAAGTTAAGCGCTTCGTCTGTCTGCTCTGCTTCTTCTCCAATACGCCCTCGCTTACGCTTCATAGCAGCATAAGAGATTTCTTCTGGCATACCAGGAGTATAATCAACAGTTAAAAAATCTTTAAAACTTAGCATACTAGTTTCTCGTTGGTTTATCCCATCCCTTCAAAATATCAGGTGAAAAGTTGTTGTATGAAAACTCCATACGATCAACAAGTTTCACCGCGTCACCACCAAGTGTGTCAATAGCCACATAACCTTCTTGCCCAGTAACCTTGAAACCCTTGCGTGTTTTAACAAAAGTTTCAAGATTACTCAACTGGTTTAATTTATTTATAAGTTTTAGTTTGACAAGAACAATTAATTTTTGCAACTCAAACATTTTTACGAGGTTTGCTTTGTTTTCCTCTGAGAAGAACGAGAGGAGGTCGTCGAGCTTTTTCTGCTGCGTGGCTTTGCCGCTCGCGGTTTTGCGCTTGTCGATTTCGGCTTTGTACTTGTTTTTGATCCAGCGGACGAGCTTTGTGGTGTGGGCTTGGGAGTTTCCAATGACGGTGCCGGCACGGACGAAGGTGTTGTTGTATTGCTCAATGTGCTGGGCGAGGGTTGGATTTCCTTCAAGGGCTCTGAGGGTTGTGCCACTGATGGAGTTAAAAAGTTTACCAATTTGCGAAAGATATTCATTTACTGTCTCCGTTTCACTTTTAGTCAAAGTCGCATTCTGAACATTGCGAAGCATTGCATCCTGCGACCATACATTTTTGCTAGCTTTAAGTTGTCTTACATTCACACCATACGAAGCCTTCATAGTTTCGAAAGTGTTACCAGTATATGTAGTGTGCCATACAATACCGATCTTTGCTTGAAGAATATCTTTTGCTTGATCTACAGGCACTGCATATACAATGGTATTTGGATGGAAAGTAACATATGTGTTACCGTCGATCTTTTTTTTTGCAAGATCGCCTTTTCCAAAAAGAAAATCACCCTGAATCACTCCCTTAATACCAAGTTCAGGAAGATAAGTCAAAGCGTCTTTCAGTTTAGTTGCAAGATCACCCGAAGTGTCTGCGTCAATTTCTGCGGCTGTCTTATAGACTTTGGGATTCTTATTGAAGATGCCTTTCTTTGCTACAAAGAACTTACCGTCACGAGGGTCAGTGCCTGCGAAGATGGCGGGTGCTCCGTCCCACTTCACAGACACTTTGCTCTGTTTACTACCTGCTAGCATGTCACGCAACTCACGCAAAGCAAGAATTGCTTGACGAGTCCCGTTAACACCGCCGTACAGAACTTTATCCTCAATATGTGTCATATGAGTATTTTTTTGTTCTGTTATGAACTGTTGAAAAGAATCAAACATAATCGGCTTAACCTCCTTTTTTCTTCAGCAATTGCTTTGAAAAAATCAGCAAGGGTTGTCTTATTATCACTCATTAGATTACCATCTTGTCTTTAGTAAATTGTTTCGCTTTACGCCCTTGAATGGGCATGATTACGATACGAGTCCCTTTTACACCAGCGTCACTTCGATCGCCTTTGTAGATTGCCATGAAAACTGGTTCAAAACCACCTGAGTCTACAGACTCTCCATTTGCGTGTATGTGATTTGATTCGAAAACATACACTTTGTTTTTCTTTACTAATTTTACAGGCCCCTGAATCAGTATCGTACAGTTCTGTCTACTCAATCGCCCACCGTATTCATTACCATACACAGACAACATTTTCAAATTCTTGTCTTCAATTTTTCTGTACAGCGAAGTTGCTCTTGGCAAACCGTCGGGATACATTTCTTTTAGATCGTTAATGAACTTCTGCGTTTCACGATGTTTAAATATTTTAGGTTCTTTTCTTTCTGATATACCGCCCCATTGTTGAAAGTCGTTTGGGCGACTACCGTCTTTGTGTGATATCCAAACTATTTCTTTACCGTCTTTGTCCAACAAGTGAAAGTCCGACTTTGGTGTTCCTGGTGTTGACTCAGCACCTTCTGCATGATATGTTTTATTTCCAATTTGAATAGGCACTGTCACACTTTTAATTTCTTTTTTTATCGCTTCTAACTGATCGCGTAAAGACATAAGTTCACGATCTTCCTTAATCGTCGAACCACCAGCGCCTTTACCCCCAAACTCACTAGATTTCAGTAAGTCTTTAAACTTATATGTATTACCATCAACACCCAACAAATTTAAGGTTGAAACTATTCTCTGTTCTTTTAATGCTTTAATAACATTATTGTCTTTTACAAGTTCGATCTTCTTTCCGCTTACTAATTCAAACGGAGATTTCGTCTCGTACTTTTGAATAAAGACTTCAACACGAAACTGATATTTGTAGATTTCTCTTCCCGACAAATTAGCCATTTATCGATGAACGCCTTTGATACACAAACAATGTTTCAATTATTTATAAGAAATAAAAAAAAAGGCGCCCGAAGGCGCCTTTGAAATGAAAATGCTCTTAGAAAAGTGGAGGTGTTGCACTGTCAAGAACAGGATCAATCGACGGATATGTATGCACAACTCTGACAGTGTTTTTTACAAGTGCAACAAGGGCTGGGTCTGAATGCTGAAAGCCATCTGGCCCATAAATCGGATCTTGTGACGCATCGCCTGCTTCTATTACAGTGATCACTTTATGCGCTTCGGTGTCTTGAAGATACAAAAAGTGTTTATGAATAGGGGAGTCTTTTAAACACTGCATTTCATGACTAGTCAATTTCAAAACATTGATAAAGTAGTCGATGTTAGTCGTGTGGTATTCTGGATCATGAGTCCAAGACATAGAGCCGTTCGAATCAGGACCGTACAAACCATACAACCATTTCAGATGAGTTGGTCTGCCAGTGTCAGCAACACCAACAGAGAAGTTAATCGCCTTTCCGTTCTTTCTCCAAAGAAGCCCTCGCCCCAGCGGGTTATCCATGTATTCTTGTGCTAGTGTACGAAACGCTTGCTTCTTATCTTCATATGTTGCGCCAACTGGAAACGGCATATAGTTCCAATCATAAGTGTCTGTTTCGATACTTGGATAAGAGGCATCGAAAAGTTTATCGAACTCAGGAAAGTCGGTCGAAACCATTATTTCTCTTGTATACATTTTTTAACCTTTTTGCTGATCCTTGTAACGTTGAAAAGTCATGATAAAGGCGAAGGCCGCGACCATCACCGGTGTGAACGCCATAAGACCAACAGTAACCCAGTCAGATAGAGAGACTGCTTTGATGATCCAAAGCGGATATGTAAGCATACCAAAGCCAATCATCCAGTACTTGCACAGTTCAAGCAAGTTATCAAAATACTTCTCAGTAAAATCACTCATTACATATTACCTCTTAGTTTAGGCGCCCGTTGCCTTCTTGCCGCACTCATACGAACAGTATAACACAGACGGGTGGTCAATGACAACCCTAAACTTCTTACCGCAGTGCGCGCAAGTCTTCACTTTAGCCATCCGATTTTTTCTCCTTGCGCTACTCGGCGATCATACTCTTCGTGCGAACCTGGATAACGCCATGCCCAAAATAGCCAGAACAGCATGAACGCTGCAATGCCGATCAGAGCAATGGGTTTGAGTTGTATGTATAGAAGCCAAGTGTAACTCGCTGCGCAGCAACTGAGCATGATATACTTGGCTCGGGTGGGGTATATTCTTTT